GTTGATTTCTGTTGCGCCATTGCCGCCGTCAAGCACTTGAATCTTGGTCAAGAACTTGTAGTCGATACCGGATGCAGCAGAAGCCATTTCCAAAAAGTCCATTTGCTTTTGAAGTTGCTCGCCAATCAAGCGTGAAATTTGTCCTGACGCATCATCACGCAGTGACACTGTGATGTCGGCCCAGGTGTGCTTGCCGGCCAACTTCAATGTTGAATTGTAAATTGGAATTGTAATTTCTTCAAAGGTCAAGTTTGGGCGTGTGGCGCTCACAACTTGCTTTGTAAGTTCTGTAGTTGGTTTTGAAACACCAAAGTTCTCAAAAAACACTCGAAAGCGATATTTGAGTTTGGGCATCAACAGACCCTGAGCATTTGAACTTTGGTCGCTTGCCAGTGGTACTGTCATTCTCTGTAGTGATGAAACTGCCATTTGTAGTAATCTCCTATATTGTTATTTACCTGGAATGGAGGCGGATAAAAACCGCCCCCAATTTGGTTTATCCAGCAGCGATTTCACCAGTGTTCTTGATACGCAACGGAATGTAGATAAACTCCACTGCTTTCACTGGTTCTATGGCAATATCAACCCACAACTCATTGCGGTCAATACGTGCAGGAGTATTGTTACTCAAGTCGCACACCACCAAGTAGTCATAGATCGCACGTTTAGCAATCAAGTCAATCATCAAACTGTTGCAAGTGTTGGTGATTTCATTGCGTGTGATTTCGTCATTGGGCTCAAACAAATACAGTTTTCCAATTTCTTCAAGACGTCCACGTAAGAATGCAACCAAACGTGCAACGTTGATACGATCCAATGCTGTGGTAACCGTAGTCGAAGTCTTGTTACCAAAGTTGGTAATACCCACACCTGGAATAAAGGTGATTGGATTGATGTTACGCTCATACAGGATGTCACGTACAGCTTGTCCAACGCTGAGTTGTTCAAATTCACCAGTTGCGGCATTGATATAACCAATGGCTACAGCATTGTCAACAACACCACGGCGTGTGCCTGCTGGTGCCAACCATGGATAGCTCACAGCATCTGACCGTAGAATTGTACGCATCATCATATGACTTGGCGCACTAACCACAGTGTTTCCGCTGAGATCGTTTGTTTGGCAGCTTGGGTAGAAGTTGGCAGCGTAGTTGCTGGTTGATGTCAATCCATCTTCAGTATCTAATCCAAGTCCAAGGTTGTTGGTAGCCCAGCTAACCAAGCTGTTGCCATCTGGTCCAAGACGCATAGGTGTATCACCAACCACAAACAATGTGTTGTTGCGCTCGTTGCTGAGTGCAATCATGTTTGGTGTCAACTCAGGATATGCTGTGGCAGAAATCAAGTTGAATCCATTTTGCTCTTCTCTTGCAGCAGCACTGGTATCAATACTTGACTTCATTGCTGCCACAACCATCTTGCGTTGTGATTGACGTCCAGCCCACATTGCGCCAGTGTCTTTGTTGCCGCTGGCTGTTAGCCAGGTGTTCTTTACAGTAGGCAATGTGTCATCTGGGAAAGTTGTGGAATTAAAGTAGTCGCTCTGATAACTCTTGACATTGTAACCTGAACGACGAGTGTTCCACAACAACATGCCCTGTGGATACAGTGCAGGATCTGGAGCATCCAAGTCTAAATAGTTAGAAGTTGCCAATGCTTCGATGGTCGGGAATGGGTCACTTACAGGATCTGTGGTGCCATTTGTGGCCCAACGAGCGTCAGCAAATAGTATACCATTTTCTGTTACTTGATCAGTTGTGTTAATTGATACCCACTGGTCGACGTTGTTCACTGATTCCCAACGATAAATTAATGGATAGTTTTCAAGATCGCTTGAATCAATCCACAAATCGCCGTATTCTAACGGTGACTCGGCGGCGTTATTTTGTGTGGTTGGTGCAGTGGCAGCCACAATAGGCCCACTTGCATTAGTAAGTGTCAAGTCGAACCCACGAACATCGTTGGTTACGTTTTGATATCCAACCCAGGCACTGTTGTTTTGAATCATGATATCAACTTGACTCGGAGTGCTGTAGTACCACAAACGTCCATCATCTGGATCAACGTCAGGTGCAGTGTCGCTGGCTGTGTAAGTGAACAAATCAGCTGTGACCCAGTTGCTCAAATCTAGGAAAGCCACGTTTGTTTTATTAGTACGACATAGTGGAGTTGCAGTTGTAAACCCAGCTGCTGTTATCGGAGTCCCAACTGTGTTTGACAATGCTATACCACCGCCTTGACTGTGTGTAAACACAATGTTACCAGCTGAGTTAACACTGGCAGATACATAAGGAATATCTGCGGCGCTCACCGCTGCAACAAAATCGGCTACCGTGCCAGTACCACCAATGGTTGCGGTACCTTGATTAACTGTAGTTTCTGATCCAGCTTCAGTTGCAGCTATTGCAAACGTATTTCCAACAGTGAATGATGTTGGTACGGTAGTACCTGCAACAACCGTAGCACCAAGCGCATATCGTTCAAGAATTTCAAAATTAAATTGTGGGAATCCTGAAGCAGAAGCTACAGCTTGAGTTACCGCATAAGTGGTTCCTACTGGAATATTTTTGCCGCCACCTGATGGATCTAGTGCGTAATTAGCAACACGATCTGAACTATAAACATTAGTAACTTGGCTTACCCACTCGCCTAATATGGTACTGTATTTTAGCACTTTCAAACTCATGCCGTTATTGGCCGAGCTGATGTTGTTCCATATAGATCCAGTTGGTCGAGGACTTGTATCGGTGGTTCTCCAACGTGGGGATTGGTAACTGTAGCTTGGTAAGTATGTGGGTGCAAGATAATCTTGGGCAGCAATGCCCAATGCTGTCAATAATGCTGCACCCAAGTTTGGACCAGCTTCAATTGACACAATACCGCCAGATCCAGTAGATCCATCGTTGGTGGCATCGCTAGTGGCATAAATTTGCAATTTACCACTTACTGCGGCGGCTGTGATACCAGTTATAGAAGCAGCAGTAATAACTGCCGCTAGACCAGCAACAGTGTTAGTGGCACCCACTGTGACCAATGTGTCGTTGATGAACATGTTTGCGCCAACAGTTAGTGAGGTAGGACTTGCTGTGCCAGCCACGGTTGCCCATGATGCTTTCCATTCGTCAGTTCCAATTTGTACCCAAAGATTGTCAGAATTTTTGTAGTAGCCCGGAATAAACTGTGCAAATGCAATTACAGCATAGTCACCAACGCTGCCAATTGATGGCAATGGCTCATAGTCGCCACCAGCTGCGTCCACAACGTCGTCTGTACTGATGATCTGAATTGGTGTTTCAACGGTAAATGTGTTGGTTGTTTGGTTCCATTCTTGAATGCCCCAAACTGAAGTTGATGTATCTAACCAATAGGTACCGTCAGCTGGTTCGCCCACTGGACGAGTCAAACTGGCAGTAAGCTCTGTAAGATCAATATCACAACGTTGAATATACGCACGATTTGTAACGCCTAGTGCTGAATAAGCAGCCAGTAGGCCATATTCGTTGAGTTCGTAACCGTTGATAGGAGTTCCAGTTGTGGTAGAATAAAAGAATGGCACACCAAATGTGGCCACCAAATCTCTTTGACTGGTGATTAAATAGGTTTTGTCGGCGTTGGCAGCAGTTGTGCCAGCAGCAACAGTTACTCCATCGCCTGACACTTTGTTTTGTGCAGTAGCAATGAGGAAATACGGTACGGTGTTAACGGCCGAAGGGATATATTGACTTTCGTCAATTACAACTACTTCTACGCCTGGGGATACTAGAGCCATGGTGGGTTCCTTTTCAAGTTGCAGATATTTATGGGTATATTCAAAAAACGGTGTCGTAGACTGCCCTTACTGTAAGGTTCGAGCATAAATACACCATGAGACCCATGTGCCCAGCCTGCAATCAACGACCTCGAGCTGTAAACTGCCATAGAGATGGCAAGATATACTATCGCAGTCGCTGCGAAACTTGCACGAAGAAAAATCGCAAAATCAAAGCGCCAGTGCCTCGTTGGCAGTCAAGCGGATATAAGAAAAAACCCACATGTGATCGATGTGGGTTCAAAGCCAAGCATCACAGTCAGTTGTTGGTATACCATGTGGATGGAAACCTCAATAACTGTGAGCTTCGTAATTTAAAGACTGTGTGTTTGAACTGTGTGGCGGATTTAAAACGTACAGATTCTACGTGGAAGCCCGGGGATCTTGAACCAGACTCTTGACCTGTTGATACAAGTCGTCTAGTGTGCCGTTGTTGTCTAGCACAGCATCAAATTCAGTTCCCACCCAAGCAGTTTCTGACGCATGAATTGCCAGTTTTTCCAATTTACGCTGACTTAGCGCCCATGTTGAATTGCCATTGGCGCCACGATTGACACTTACGGCTGCATTATACCAAGCAGGCTCAGACCCACGCACCACACGAATCACACGCCCGCCAGCGTTCTTAATGGCTAGAATTTCATTGGGGAAACGGCAATCTGAAATCACAACATCATCTTGACTGTGACGCAGTTTGTTTTCCAAGCTGGCAATCCAGATATCATCGTGAAAACCAGCTCTGCACACTTCTGTACCCCAGTATTGTAAGATCCAACGAGGCGTTAGTGTGGGCATGTGCAAGCGTTCTGCCCACCAGGGATCCACTTGTTCTCGCCATTCACGGGCCTGTTTAGTACGCCCTTCCAGCATGGTTCTGTCCCACCCAAACACTTGTGCCACAGCATCTTTTAATGTGCTTGCAAAACTTTCTCTACGAAAGTGGTGCAAATTTACAAGATAATCAGCTATGGTGTCTTTGCCAGACCCAATGAATCCACATATACCAATGATCATATAAGTTCCATAAATTTTTCTGTCAGTGTGTTTGGAGCCACTTGGTCATGCAGCATGAGAACGTCAATTGCTGATCCGTTGTAACCGTATTTTGCTAACATGGCAGCGGCACGATCAAGTTGTTGTTGATATCGTTGCTTGTTAACAGTATAGTTGTGTTCTACGTCATTTGCAAGAGATTCTGGATGCTCTGTGGCCAACTTATGCAACGCCAAAATGTTTTCATAAATTAGTTCCAAACGGATGGCATTGTTAAATTCCTGATCATACCCTGAATGGGGTAGGTATTTTTCAAACGTTTTGTAGCCTAGCGACTGCAATCGTTCCAAGGTTCCTGCTGGGCCGGCAATCACAAAAGGATGGCGATTGTTGATTGCTTTGTAAGTTTTTTCTGTAAGACGAGCAGTTAACGCATTGGATTGTTCAAACATGCTTTCACTAACCAAACTCACGCTGGTATCAGCAAATATTTTTGCATCATAATCACAATAATTACAAACGTGAATGCTGGACCCACTCACTATTGGTACTACCCCATCGGGACTGCCTTGAAGTTTCATAAACTCTTGCCATTGCTGATCAGCTGCATGAGGAACCAACTTGCGTACTTGATTCTCAATTTCAGCAGGTATAAACAATGACCAGCTCAGTTGATCAAGTTGCTCACGCTCATAAAATTTGTACAGCAGTGGTGCTCGATGTGGTCTATCGGGTTTGCCAATTAAAAATAAAATGCGACTGCCTTGCTTTGCAACAGGTGTAGGAGCATTGTGGATTGTTTTTAACAACATGAAGTCAATATAATCAACATCTATTCCTGGCAAATGTTC